TTTGAATAGCCAAGTTAAGCTTGTTCGCTGCATCCTCAGCCTGCAAACTGTTAACGCCATACTCCGCCACCGCCTTATTATACGCCTGCTGGGCCAGCGTCACATCGTTCGCTGCTTTTTCCTCAACCAAATTAGCTCTTGCAAGCTGAACCTGAGCGTTTTCAATGTTATTCACAGCCATGTACAACATGGCGCCGCTCATAGCTGCACTATTCATCTGCATAGCGTTTTGACTGAAACTTTGACTTGACGCATCAGTTGCATCGCTCGCTTCCCCGGTGCTTGTAGTTATCTGGTTCATGCTTACCTGAACAGTGCTTCCGGCTTCATTGAAGGAATCCTGCATTTGGCTAGTATCAGCCTGCACGGTTGTCGTCATAGTTGAGACGGAGCTCGTGGTTTGCTGCATGCTGTCTGATATGTCGCTGCTCATAGTGTCAGAAGCTTCGCTGACATTGCTACTCATCTCACTGAAGTTGCTGCTGACGTCTTGAAAAACGTCCGAAGCATCATCAGTCGCGACGATATCGATTTCTGCAGGCGCACCACTCAAAGTCCGTTCCATCCTTTGATATTTTTAACTGAAAAGACAGTCTGATAGTCCATTGAAACAATTATTTTTGAGTTTGTTCTTTTTGCGGAACACTCTGTTCTCTGGGGAGAGTTATAAGCAGGCACTTGGCAAGTATTTTATAGGCAGCGGCAATGAATAGGAGCAAAAGTTTCGCTTTAATGCTTGTTCTCTTTTTCTTGACAGCCTCATGCATAATAGCAGCTAAGCCTGTTTCTGGAAATACCGAGGTCGCAAATTCATGGACCGAGTTGGCACCGATGAATTTAGCGAGATCATATTTTGGCGCTGTTGTGTTAGATGGAAAAATCTATGCCATTGGCGGCTGCGACCAAGTCGCTACAGGCGGTAATGAAATAATGCCAGCAAGCAGTTACACAGGAGGCGACACCGGTGCTAACGAATTATATGACCCTGCCACAGGTAATTGGACTTCAGAAGCGCCAATGCCAACACCAAGGGAGGGCTTTGCGATCGCCGTCTATCAAGGCAAAATCTACTGTATTGGAGGAACCACGCTAGAACCGCCTTATGACATGTTTGGTGCGGTAGGTGTAAACGAGGTTTATGATCCTTCAACGAACACGTGGCAAACAGAAGCCCCAATGCCTTATCCGGTAACGGATTTGCAGGCAAATGTCATAGATGGAAAAATATACTGCATAGGCGGAGTTAACTCCAGCAATGTTGGTTCCACGGCAAATCAAGTTTATGATCCTGCCACTAACACTTGGAGCGAAAATGCACCTCTACCCACTGCAACGTTCGATTATGCATCAGCGGTTTGTGACGGAAAAATATACATCATAAACGGGATATGGTGGGAAAGTGATTATGGACTTGATCTTAACCAAATCTACAATCCTCAGAATAATACTTGGAGCTTAGGCGCACCACCTCCTCATCCAGCAAAAGGTCTTGAAGAAGAAACAGAAGGAAACTGTTTTGGAGCTGCAACTAATGGAGTGATGGCGCCAGAGCGAATTTACGCCATCGACAGTAGTTATACGCAGATCTACAATCCTATGACTAATTCCTGGTCGTTAGGGGAGGCTATTTCTCCTTCGCGAGATGGCTTTGCCGTAGTAAATTTGAATGACCAATTGTATGTCATGGGGGGTTCAAATTTCACAGGTGATTTGAACGCAGAGGTTGCCACCGAAACTGAGTTCAATCTAACCCAGTTGTATACTCCTGTTGGTTACGGTACCATTCGTCCTGAAATTTCGATTTTGTCTCCGGCGGAAAATCAAACATTTAATGAATCCAGTTTTCCTCTGGTTTTCAATGTTGATAGGACTGTTAGCTTGCAAAGTTACAGTCTTGATGGCAAAGCAAACGTAACCTTGAGTGGCAATGAAACTGTTGGCGGCATGAGAAATGGTTTGCACACAATTACAGTCTACGTAAATGACACTTTTGGAAATGTTGGAGCGTCACAAACCATCAACTTCACCGTAGCGAAACCAGAGCCTTTTCCAATCGCAGTTGTTGCCGCTGTTTCTGTTGCAGTAATATTGGTTGTTGCTGGTTTGTTGATTATTTTCAAGAAACATAGGCACTGACTCCTATCCTTCCGTTAACTGGTGGTACCATATTGCGGATTGGATTAAGAACTCCATTTGGAAAGGCGTCAAGCTTACCGTGTAGTCTAAGGTGTAGTGGTAGAGGTTGATGATGGTTGCGATGCGCTGGGCTTCGCCGCTCCAATGAATCCAGTCATTGACCGCCTCACCGTTCGCGGTAAAAAACCCTCATTAAGCAAAGCCTTTTCCAAAGCACGCACCAAATCCCAGGGCGCATCGCGCAGATCTTTCTCTGTCAAGTCTGGGTAGCAGGGCGTCATCATCTTCAGAAGGGCCTGCAGTTCGAATTCGCGCTGATCATCCTTGTAAAATTTCGCTAAATCACTCAGTTCGTTGTGGGTAAGTAACACGAACTTGACCCATCCAGCGCCAAGCACATTAGCCTCCTGCGGAACCTTACTACTCTTAAGCAAGCCTACGCTAAAGTTCTTGAAACGCTCCTTCTGCTCTGCCTCATATTCGTTGAATGCAGCCTTAAGTTTCTCGAAACCTTCAGCATCAAATTTTTCTTCTTTTTCTTTTTGGGTTTCACTCATCAAATCACCTCATTAACAACTTTTAACTTTGGAAATAATACGTACTTGCGAAGACTGAAGTATACGTGATAAGCTAACTTCAAGGAGCTCACGCAGTTTATCCATATCGTCGTCGTAGTCTCTGAGAGAGAGATTAAATTTTAACCCCCTCCAGCTTCTCTAACGCCGACAAGACGAACAAACAGCACCAGACAGACAAAGACGAACAGAAACATGGGTATCGATTCGTGTATAATCGGAACTCTTGCGAATAAGCAAATTTTATATTTAAGGGGAGTTTAAAAAAAAAGATAGGTAAACCTGAAGATCGGGTGGTTAAATCATGAACTCAGACATTCCCAATAAAGCAGGGACGAAACTCTCTAGAAACGCCATGGTACTTGCCATATGGATGATTGTGAACGTCGTGATAATAATCCTCTTAACTCCACTCGGCTTTGAGACCCGTCGGATATCCGAATTGAAGCCTCTCGGCTACGTCGCGATTACTACTATTTTTGTCGGTCTTGCGCTGGATCTGACGTCAATCGTCCTCCTTCTCTTCAAGAGAGCCAGAGTAAGATTAGCTTCGAGTCTGGTGATCGTCAGCTCGGTCCTCTTCTTCCTGATCATTTCGGTAGATCGAACTGGGTCTTTCTTCTCGGTGCCGACCCCTCCTGCAATTAACACCCTCGAATACATCCTCACTGCCGTACTAATCGTAAATCTCGTTATAGCATCAGTGGTCTACAGAAAGAGTAAGCCCGCTTAAAACTTATGAATTCGGGCGAACAGCAAACAAAGAATCCGCGCGCGCTAAGTGAAAATGGCTTAGAAGGTGCTTGTTGCTACTGATTGTGCTTCGCCATTAATGTCATTTGCAATGGTGCCTTTCTGCCCGTTCTTCACGCTATAAGCTGTTAAGACAACGTTGCTCAAGGTGATTTTTGGAGTCCCCGACCCTGTGGTGGTGCCCTGTGGTCCCCAAATAACCGTTACCAATGAGCCGTTTAGAACATCTGTAAGTAACGCGGCGTAGTTTGCTGGAACGTAAAGCGCTGAAGCCTTAAAGGTGTAGGATTGGTTGCCGCTTGCTGTGAAAGCTGGCGATGGAGACCCGCCTGACGCGCAAACGTATTCCTTTATCATTTCTGCTTTGACATCCATAGTGAAGTCAGTGAGAAAACCGATTGCTGTTCCGCCTACTTGGACAACTGCATTCCGACTTAAAATTGGCGTAGTTGCTAAACTCATATTTTTCACCTCGATTACATGTGGTTAATTAAAGATCTTTGGCGCGTGTGTACGTGGAGAATGCCCGGACCGCTGACGAGCCTGACGACGATGGTTCTATTTTCAGCCCTGATTGACCCATAAAGAGATAAATTAGGGGAGTCTACAATGTTTTTTGGCGTTAGAGTTGCCGAAGAAAACCGAAGAGGGCAAGGAATACACCAGGATGATGCGCCCTTTCTGGATTCATGTCATCTGGTTCTTCACGGTAGTCGTAATCGCGTTAGTTGGAAGTTATTTCTATCCATGGCATTTTGAAGCGTCTTCTGTGGCAGACTCAAGCCGAACGTTGCTCGAGTTGAACGGAACGTTGCTAGCTCTTGTTGTTGGGTTTTCATCATTCTATTTCACTGTCTTGGATTCGAGGAGACAAAGTGCGATTGAGCATGCTGCTCAAGCACAGTATCAATCTATATCCCAATCTACAATTACCTCTTTGGTCAGGAGTCTTGTGTCTGCGCCAAACATGCCAACGGCCGAGAAGATGCTGCAAGAAGTGGAGAATTCCCATAAAATTGTCGTCAAGACGATGACAAGCTTGGTAGCCACTTACAGAGCGAACATGAGGGCGATTTCGAACCTACTGATCGCAATCTCGCTTAGCTATGGCTTTTTCATTGCCGCTTCTTATTCGGTCTACCTTTATGTTCTTCCGTTGACAGCAAGTCAAACAATCCCAGCAGGACTTGCTAACTACGCCTTCAGTCTTTCCGTCTTTTCGCCCGCAGTGACCGTCACTGACGCCGCAATTATGACATATTTCCTCACGCGTTACGTCGCTGGTAGGCCTGTGAAAGAGCTGGTAGACATCATCAGGAACAGTGCAGAAGCCCCCAACCCGACAGGCTTGGTTTCGCCTGATAAATAGGAGCAATTTGACCGTCTAATAGCGAAGTCTGTCATTGGTTTGCTGAGACGACTTTAAGCTTCCCAACATGTAGCTTAGGCAAACAGTACTAGTCGTTTATTTGGGGTCTTGAAGCAACTCCTTAGATAAATCTAGTCTTGCTGAATATGGGCTTGGTCGGCGGAGCTGGCCTATAGCCTGGACGGACCGAGCAGATTGCTGAGTCTACTGCTTAGCGCGCGAGACGCACCCCTCTACGAATTTTGGAACGAACATGCGCGCTACAATGGTTACTTTAAAACCGTTAACCTTGAAGTAAATCCTGGATTTGCTGCTCAATCTCCAGCGCGAATTCGCTAATATGCTGATTGACCGAGTTAGTCAAGAAAAGCCTCGCCGACATCTTCCTTGTACCAAACTCAACGTAATACGCGTAAGGCGCCGTGGCTTTGACCTTAAGTTGGAAATTGCTGGTTTGCTCAATCGCCAAGGTGCTTTTCAAATATCCCGTTCTGACAGGAACTAACGTATTTGCAGTTGCCAAAATATTCTGGGCAACATTTATCATTCCTGCAGCAACAGCCTCTGGGTACCGCTCACAAAGGCATTCAAAGCATTTGCTTAGCACGTCAAAATTTGATAGGTTAACTGAAAATTGAACGCTCAACTAAATCACCTTAAGACTGTTCTGTAAGTCTATGTTTATTTTGGGCTAATGCAAACTTTTTCTGTTGTTATTGATTTTTGTGAGCAAATCATTTTCTTGGAGTGTTCTAATGCCTAGAATTAAATCTGAGGACCCACTTTTGTTCAGAAGCGGTAATATGGTGACTAAAGACGAATCAAACGAGACGAATCATGTCCAGAGTTCCACATAAGAAAATTCATTTATCGAGAAATACTGCGATTGCACTTATTTTGCTTGCTCTTCTAATCGCGGGCATAATTGCTTACACCGAGTCAGGAATCGGGCAACCAAAGGCTACTCCAGTGAATAATCCTCCACCTATCGAACCAGTTGCGCCACAATACCTGCCTTATAACGGGACTGAAAGCAGTATCTTTCTAGCCTCTGCAACTCCAGGCTATGGTCCTTATCCTGGACCATCAGTCAAACAAATGGGCAACACACCGGGGATTCAAAAAGGGGCTCCATGCTTCATAATATATGTAACAATCAGAAACGACTACACAGAAGAAAACCCGCCCCCATACCAAAAGCTTTTTAACATAACCAACGCGGACGTAAGCGCTTTCCTAACGGCACAAATCTTTAACACACAAGGCCAAGTTAACGCAACTGATGTTACTCCACCTTACCCTCCAGTTCCATATCCTGGCGCTTTAGTGTACAATTTGGCCAGCGGAAATAGCGCCACAGTAACTATCTACCTTGCTACAAACAATCGAGATATTAACCGCTTTGAAATAATTCTCGAATACGTTGGATCCATACCACCACCATAAAAGCTTGCGTTCAGCTCGTTAATCCAAAGCTGAAACATTGAAATAAACAGTAAACATTTCCGTAACCGCTAAGCTATTTTTGTGACCCTGTGCTCTACAGGAACCTGAGCACCGTTTTTGTAAGTCACAACGCGAGAGCTAAATTTCGTCTCAAAACTTCTGGGGAGCCGCCCTTTTTAGTTCTGCCATTTACCTCACCTGTCTATTAACTTGAAATGCTGAAGTAAACGGCGTCAATGTTTATCATAACGCGGGTTACTTCAGGTGCATCAGCATGAATCGGCTCTCCTGTCACTGCATAGTTTGGGTCTTGCAAGTGTATAATGCGGGTAACTTCAGCCTGCAATGCCTCCAAAGTAGATTCCGCAGTCGCTAAATCAGCTGTACTTTGGCTAGCGTTAACGACAATAATGTCCACAACAAGTTTTTCAGTAACCAGGTAACATTCGCGACTAAGCGGATCCACTTGCTTGCTAGGACTTGCATTGTAGACAGCTACTTGCAAGGATCCTTTTCCCTGAGTAACCCCAATTGCATCCATACGTGTAGTAGGCCACAGAATATTCGCGACAGCTAAAGGATTTGTCAAACTCCAGCTTTCTTGAAGAAACTGAGAAGCCGCAGCAGCCTGATTAACCGACATTTCACTTTTCCTTCACTTAGTTTTTTCGCTGCAGTTTAATGTAACATTCTTCGCAAGTTCTAATACATTTTTCCGCCGATAAATAACCGCTATGCAGTCTCACATTCGCTTCCGACAGCTTCAACATCGTAACCTTCACGCTTAAGCCGTTCAAACTCGGCACTCGACATAACCGTGTTGCACCCGTTAACTTTGGCAATTATACGGTTATTTCTAATCCTGAATGTCCCAATTATAGCATTTTCAGTGATTACTACGCCCGGCTGATTCGACTCACTCATAGAATTCATCAAGCTCCTCTGATCCTACTTGTCATGGATTCATGAGCGGACCCCTGTAACGAGGAACCTCACGTCCTAATTGTGCTTCAGCGCCCAAAGCTACGGTTGAAAGATTCATCAAGTTTCGGCTAAAACTATCGTGGAAGCTCTGCACAGCACTCTGCAATGCGAATTTTTCAACAGTACCCTTAGTCACAAATAAATCGCCAAGCTTATAATCCGCCGCACCCAAAAGCACGCCGCCGCTAGCAGCCACCAAAACACTCATGCATGCAAGATCCAACGCTGCAAGCTGAGCAAACGGGTAACGTGGATCCGTTGACGTCACACTTGCTACTAGACTGTTTATGTAAGTGTTCGCGTGATCAACCTGCGCCTGAATACCTTGCTGAGAAACAGGCAAACCATAAACAGTATAGTTACCCGTGCTGTCAGGACCTTGAACATTCAAATGCCCCATAACATCGCTAAACGTCGTAAATTGCGGCAGTGTTGACGATGTAGTTACTGGTTGAATGGGAAAAATAATGTAGAAGACGCCGACTGTTGGGAAAGACTGGATGGCACCGCCTGACAACGTAACGATAAATTGCCCCGTGCAAACGCCGTAAACGTCTTCTGTATCGCTCTGCTGCCAATTATACTGCACTACCCCGCCTGAAGCGTTCGTCACCAATGCTGCATGACTGAACAGTATTTGTCCTTGCTGACTCATTTGGAATAGCACAGTGCAGCCTGTTAGATTGAATATTGAGCCGTCGCTATTCTGCAGCGTAGCAACAATGCTAGGCGATAAGTCGCCAGTGTTCATTTCAATGCTTGGAATTGACATTTTGAACCTTCCATTTTAAATTACTTTGCTCTTGTATCATGGCGCCGTTCCCGTCACATCAATGTCGAAGCTGAACGCGGCCAAAGTTCCCGTGGATGCCGATGCCGTCAAAGTAAAATTGACCGCGACAACTTGGCTAGGCTCCAGAATTGCAGGCGCATTCCATGCCAAAGTTAAGATAGACGAGGCCGACGGCGGAGACCAATTGGACTCTGCCAATGACAATGTAACATTTGAGTCGCCCGTGTTTTCAAGATAAGCATCGCATATCACTGACGCACCCGGGTTAACATCTCCCCAGTCGATAGAAGTTAAAGCCGCTGTGCATGCCTGATTCTGATAAACTCCGACGCCGCATGTTACAATTTGCCCCATAGACGTGATTTGCTGCGTAAAGGTCAAATTGCTGAATACGCCGACATACGCCAAAACGGCTATCAGCGTGAAGATTATGACGGCAACTTTTTTGCTTAACATTTAATCTGAATCACTTTGAAGCGTAACCGTACCCTTTTCAGTTTGAAGCGTAACTGTTCCTTTTTCAGCTTGAATTATGATTGCGCGAGTAGGTAGTGCTCCAACAATAACCACATTAATTATGTCGGTACCTAGCCCTGCATCTGAAAGGGCAATTGGCACAGAAACCGCAAGCACGTCAGAACCTAAACCGACATCGCTAATTGTTGTGCTTACCTTAACGATTGCAGAATCTAAACCTGCTCCCACATCGTTTATGAGAATTTGGGCTTGAATTCCTACCGCATCCGTGCCTAAGCCTGAATCAGAAAGGGTTACCGGGCTACCAAGAACTAAATGATCAGTTCCCAACCCTGAATCCGCAGCAAGAATTTGAGCAATAATTGAAGATAAAGCATCCGTGCCTAAACCCACATCAGAAATTGGAACTTGAACATTAACTGAAGCCAAAGCATCTGAGCCAGAGCCACCATCAGAAACGTTCACGGCACTACCAACTAACGCGCTATCAGCCCCTGAACCCGAATCCACTAAAGACCTTTGCGCTTGCAAACTGGCTACAGCATCAGAACCAGAACCAGAATCGCTTACTGGAACCTGACCCTGTAAACTCACGATAGAATCCGTCCCTAAACCAGCATCAGCGGACGGCGCAACATTCGCCTTAAGCGCCGCCGAATCTGAACCACTACCCGAATCCGTAACACCTAAACTTGCGGCTACGGTGACTGCGTCCGAACCAGAACCTGTGTCGGAAATGTTAATGTTTGTCGCTCCCGACGACGCCTCAAAAGCAGCTATGCAACCGTTTTCATACGTATAATTTGAAAAACTTACGCCGGTATAATAAGAACCTGTTACAGAAACAATGTTGTATAATATGCTTGAAGAATACTCGCCAACTACAGCGCCACCCAGCATAGTAAAGCTTTGTGTAGGGCTCGACTGTCCCGTACCTCCCCAGCTGCCAACAGTGCCTATCAATAAATCATTAGCGTTAGCTGTTGACATGGTTCCTGTGGCGTTAGATATAGCACCACTTGAATGACCGCCGGCAGCTGTCGCCGTCGTGTCAACTGTTGTACTTGTCCCGCTAAATTCGGCGGCATTCGCAACTTCATAGTAAGAGCCGCCCGTGCCATTTGCGACTGTAACCGTGATAGTTGTTCCCGGCGTTCCAGACGCCGCGACTTGCCCGATCCAAATTTCCGTCCGACAATAAGGACTCATTGAACCGCCACTGTCCTTATAAACAGTGGCCGAACTGTTCCACGTAACATTTGTCTGCGAAATACCTGAAACAGACGGATTAGTCCCTGAAGCTTCACCCGTGCCGAAGTAGCATAAAACAATTACGTCGCCATTCGTGGGCGTACTCCCCAAGGTAACCGTAAACGTGCCGCTTGCAATTGAGGCCGTTCCTTGCGTGTATCCGCTTGTAGCTGGCCCCTGTACCAACGTTATCGTAAAATATTGACTGAGATAATTCTGATCAAATAAGTCAAGATGCGGAAAAATAAACAAGTGAACGTAATCATGAAGTTCTTTTGTAGCTATCCCGCTACGGACGTTTTTCAACAACCGCAATGGAACTCTAACGGCGAAGTGATACCTTTCACCGCAAAACGGGCAGTGGTGGGACTTGAACTGAACGCGCCGTTTACATTTTGGGCAGATGTAAACCTTCCTACCCTTAAGGTACGCGAAGCTCAGGTTCTTTATGCGTCTAAAGTTGACTTGTTTTTTAGACAATGCGATCTGCGTCATTTAGTTTTCCCCGCCCAATCAACAACTCTATTATGCCTCACTTTACCGTGAACATGAGGCCGATATCCAGCCTGAACAAGAGCACCCGTGACCCTACCATCCAAGTTAAACCAAGACCCCCTACCGAACCATTTCTCAAGCGCAGAAACCTGCTGCGCCTCACTACTGAATTTTGTTAAACCTAAACCTGTCTGAGGCGTAAACGGCGGATTCTTATCATCCATATACCTGATTTCATACTCGAAAATACACCAAGGCTTATCACAGCCCAACAGGTTTTGAATCATCTCAAGCGTTGGAACAACGTCCTGCTCCAGAACAATCAAATCGCCCTTTCCCCAGACACCTTTCAACGCTTTATCATAATCATAATCGTCAACGCAAAACGCGTCGACAACACTGAAATTATGTCTAATTAACTCTAAAGCCTGCCACGTCTCTAATTGGTCATTAATTCTAAAACGGGAAAATGAATGGAGAATAACCATTATATTCTCCCAACCAGGTTCTTACGACCACGTAATTTGTAAAGTGAGCACCCAGGTCTGGCCGCTTGTTTTTGTGCCTTGAGAGCTAACTAACCTGTTTATGCATGTACCGCTGCCTTTGCTGCTTGCATTAGAAATAACGAACTCGTTCCAGGCGTAATTCGCGCTTGAGCTACCAAACGATGACTGCCAAGAAAGCGTCTGCGATGATTGCGACGGATAACCCGATTGCATACCAACATATGTATAGTTAGTCGACGCCTGCAAATCCGTTTGCGTAGCTACAGCCGCCGTCGTGCTGTCGCCAACTCCTAAGTAAGCATACGTGTTGCTCCAGGCATTCGGCGGCGAACTTAAACCAGCAATCATCTTCTCAAAGCCTTGGATCCCAGTGTTCAAGCACAAGTTTCCTTTAGCATTAGGATGCCCCATAAACCGCGAAATCTCCAGCAGTCTATGCGGGAACAAGTTAGCGACGTGTTCTTGCGTGAAGCCTTGTTTAAGCATTCTTTCAACTAAGCCGTCTTCGTCCCAAAACTTGAAGATTGCCCAGCGTGTCTTATGCGTACACCTGTCATGTACAGTCGGCTTGTTTCTGGTTGTTACGCGGTCGACGCTTCTTGTCTTGTCATTTGCAGTTTTAGACATTGCTGGCAACTCCATCTACGATGGCTCTTAGGCTAAGTAGTTTTTGCTTGGTTACGCCAATTTCCACTTGAATAGCAGTATCTTGCAGTAGCAACGTACCGTCTGCGTTTTTTATCAGTTTCCAGTCTGCATTTTCAACTATTGTTTGACTCATTTTCTTGTTTTCCTCCGTTTAATTATTTAGAAGTTTTATACATGCAAAAAAAGATGGGTTAAGGATGAAAATGGTCGAATAACGTGTTCTTCACTACATCCTTGATTTTCTTAGCTTTTGAAGTTGCCGGCGGTTGCGTTCCCGCTTTTACGTCTTGTACTCCTTGCGTTAAGCTTGCTGTTGCCCCTGCTACGTCACCATTAAGGTATTGACCGCATCCTTTGGCTATTAATCCAAGGCCTGCTATTGTAGTGCCTAACCCTGCATAGCCCGCACCTGATGCAACCGAGCTTATAACGCCTAAAAACGTTACAGCTGCACCAGCAATAGTCAATAGTTTATCTTCATTCAGCATGTTTTTTCGCTTCCTTCTTTTCATCCGCTTCTCCCAGCCATAAAGCTAAAGCGGACCAGCTTTTTCAACTGGGCATAAAAATAAAAAAAAATGGGAAAAATGAGTCGTTAGTTTGTTTTGGGTTTAACTTGTGTTTAAGCCAGTTACTGAGACAATTGCTTCTCCATACGTCACGACAGGAGCGTATCTGGTAGTTAACGAAACGTCGATGGAATCAAATTCTTTCTTGATTTCAACGTCAGTCATCAAAGGGCGTTTTACTTCGCGGCGCTTTTTAAGATGCAACCTTAACGAAAAAGCCCAATGGTGCGTATGCTGCGCTGAAGTTTTGACCCGTGCTTAAAATGTATGCTGTGCCCGCGGGAACAACCATGCTTACGTAGACGTTCATGCCGAAAATAGTGCCGACCTTGCCGGTTTGCGTTGGCGATGCGCCTTGTCCACCTTCGTTGCCGTACTGTGCCCACAGCGAAAATTGCGGTAGGTACATGACGTCTCGCAAGTTTACTGGGTTAAGCAGTATAGAGTCAGCTATGAGGCTAACTTTTTCCAATAACGCCTTAGCTGCCAGTATGTCTTTGCTGCCAAGTGTGCCCGATACTGTAAAGGCTGTGCCCGTTGCGCCCATGCTTGTGCCCGTAGCTGCGAAAGTGTTTCCTGCTGCATTACCGATAACAGTCATGCAATCCTGGTCAATCGTAAAAGCCATACGCCGAGCTACACGCCTAAGCTGGTCCTCGATCACTGGAATGTACAGATCCTCTATGTTTTCTCTGCTTATGCGTTCGCGCAGGCCTTTCTTATAGGGCATCACAGTAAATTCGTTATACGGCGTGAAGTCCATTGGAATTTCTGCGCCCTCTGCTACCTGGCTTATGGCTGCTGCCCTGCTACCGTTCTGCTTCACAAACGTTGCGGTTCTGCCTTGAACTAGCGGAAACTCTGGAAACAGCTTTTTGACAACGAGTGCTGGCATCGTTAATTCTATGATTTTCTGGTGCAACGCTGGATACGCAACTGCCCCTGTATCAACCCACGTTAATGCCGATTCGACAAATGCCATATTCAATCAATCCTCTTGTATTTTAGAATAAAAGCACGTAAACTGTTCCGCCGCTGCTTGCCGCTGTGACTGCTAAGCCAATTATGCTTCGGGCATTGTTGATGTCTGTAGCTACTGAAGCATAACTTGTTTCAGTGGGTGCTGTTGACTCAGTTAAAACTTGACCGCTGGTTGTTGTAACTAACTGGTCGCCTACCGCTATTGTGCCGCCGGCTATTGCCCTGCATACGCCTCTGCAGACGACTGAAACGGCTGCGCCGCTTGCCGCGTTGTTGAGTGCGAAACCGATGAAGTGCGCGCTTGGGTTTGTTGTTGGAACTTGAACATTCCAGTTGCTGCCTGGAACTAACTCGAGAGCTTGCCCCATCGTTATAGCCGAAGCCGCAATCATAGTTATTATGTAACGATCAGAAACTAACGGTGATGTACCCTCATAAATTGGTGTTGGATTCAGCGACATTTTTTACCACCTTATTGAAAGGGTGTAAGCTTTTTGCTTGCTTTCAGGATATCCTTGAACCAGCCGTAATTGCCTAAGTCTTTAAGCGCCATTTCGTCAGTTGCAACTATGCCTCTACCGTGCGCTTTGCCTTCAGCTCTTGATGCTTCAGCATCTTCGTCGTCTTCATCATCGTCTGGTTGCTGTAGCTGCTTTTGAAGATCGCTTATTTTTTTGCTCATGCTTCGTTTAGTAGCCTTTTTCGCTACTTCTTCCTGCAAATCATCGATTTGTTTTTGAATAGCAGCCATTTCGTTTCCTGAGCCGCCGCAGCTTTTAACAGCGTCGCTTAATGATTGCAGTTGATCAATAAGCTGCATGTAGTCGTCTTCTTGGCCCTGTGATTCTGGCGGTGCTGTGTTTACTACGCCTTGTGCCTGATGTGGAGAAACATTTCTCTGAGCATTATGTTCAGACAAATGCTTCACTTCCTGTGCTTTCAAATTTTTGTCGTCGGGTTCTTGCAGGTTAACCTTAGAACCCCCATCTTTGTTACCTTGCGATAACCGTAATATACCTAAAATTCTGCTTGGACACGCGCAACCAGCACATCTTTTTTGAACAGCCTCAATTTGAGCTGAATCCATAGCCGCGCCGAAGCCAACAGGCTTAAAAGCCGTGTTTTCGTAAGCTGGCGACGCAACGATGCTGAGTTCACGCACCTTTGGCTTATGTACGATTTCCCAGGCTCCCGGGCACAGATGAATAAGCATACCTTCGCTGCGTGTCGGCTGCTTACACTTACTGCATTCAACATCATCGCTGTCGACTTGAATGCTTACGTGCGTAACGTATTTGCGGAGGATTTTCTCAATGAGTTTTTCGTCGCCGACCTCAGCGCTGAAAAGCACGCGGCCACCATCACGTTTAGCCTCACTGACTTTACCTACAACCATCAACGCGCTCTCTGCGTGATCAACCCGAAGCTGAGCCCCAACCAGGCTTTCTGTTAATACATCAAGGTCTTCTTGAGGTACTTGCCACTTATTCGAATTTACACTTGTGTCGATGGCTACGCCTTCAATGTTAATCAGCTTCTCTTTCAACGCAAATTGAGCATCGACGCCTTCTTTGGCTTTGAAAGGCACAAAATAATGTAGCTGCATTATGGAGTCACCAGGATTCTTTTGCCCTGCGCTTTATACGCGAATTCTTGGTAAGCTCTGAAGCTTTGCCAATCTTCAAGCATACTCTTCTTAGGCATGTATCCTTTCATTCGCACCTTCACTGATTCAGGCAACTTCTGATAATCCGGGTCGTCAGGCTGCCACTGAACCGCAATTCCCTTGCTGAGAGCCGATTTCACAATCTTCTCAGTGATGTAGGCGCGTGCCTTAGGATCACTGTACGCTTTTCTGTTCTTGATTTGGCCCCAGTAGCTCAATGCGCCACGTATATGCGCCTTATCAACAGGATAGTTAAAACCCACAGCATCAGCAAATTGGCTATCAGGAATATTCTGGTACTCTTTAGGCTTTGTTAAGTTAGCGTTTGAGCCACGCTTATACCCGTATTTTTTCTCTCGAGCCTCAATCTGCTCTTCCAACTTTTCATGTTCACTCATTTTAAATCACCTTATTTTAGAAGGAATTTATGATAAATTCGGCTGAAACTATGAAACGTTTGAAATTTGCATGTACGCATTCACGACGCGGCGTCGATATTCGTTCCATGCTTTGAAGTCCAAGAGCAGTTGGATCTCGCCTTTCAAGTGTTGATCCAGCCATTTCCGCACTTGCTCACGTGTTTTGAATGTTTCTTTTTCAAACGTGTAACTCTGAATCTCCCAGCGATCTGAACCCTTAATCTTTCCGACGGTGATTTTGACGCCCTTCTCAAGTTCTTTAACGCGGAATTTCTCAAACTTATCTGGGTCAGCGACTCTATAGCGCCAAACCGTTGTTCCTTCGTCTAAACCGGGCATTTAGTCGCCTCTCCCGATTTTTTCAACAACTGCGTTTGCAACGTCTTCAGGCTTCAACTGTTTAACCTTATTTTTAGCGGGAACAGGCATGCCGGGCGGCATTTGCGTTCCTTCAGGAAATTGTTCAGGGAAGCCAAGTTGCATGCGCGCTTCGGAAACTGTGACTATGCCGTTTTCAACCAAGTTAACGAGGTAAGCTGCCTTATCCTGCAGTGGTGCTTCCCAGATTGGTCTCCATTTGATCTTGGGAACTTCAACGCCTTCGCCGAATTCATGGTTGATTAGCTGCTTAAACAGGTCAGTTTCCAAGATACCGCTGAGTATTTCCTGCATCATCCGCAACCGCGTAACGTACTCTTGCATGACGACTTCAGCTGTTGATTTGTTTGTTCCTTCCGGCTCTGACATGAAGATTTTTGGAACGCCCAAGACAGCTTCGCGTTGCTTGTACAGGTAATCGAGCCAGAACTGAATGTTAACATCCTTCGTGAGTGATGGAATCACATCGACAGCCACGTCGCCGCGAACAAAAACGTCAGTGGCGGGTTTGCGGTCTTGAAAAGCCTCCATGAGCGATTGAAGCTGAGCATCGCTGAAAGGCCTCTCAGGAGTGCCAGCCTTCACCACGAGCATCGGCTTCGAATAGGTGTGAACGATAACAGCCATGTCATCCTCAAGCTGATCAATCAACGCCTGAACCTTCAACAAGGGCCTAAGAAGGCTTGTGCCGTAAGAGAATTCGTACCACCAGCTTTTAGCGCCCCAACGGAAATGCACCATATCCTGAGCCTCAAAAGCCACTGGCGGAAAAGTCAACAACTGAATGTACCCGAAGATGTCTCCGTACTCGTTGCGGCGAACACGCAGATGCACGGGATCCAACGGTTTAAGCCACGCAACTTCACCCGTTTCTTCGTCCCGGCAAATCTCGATGAACGCATTGCCAAACACCAGTATGTCCGTAGCCACAATACGCAGCGTATGCAGAATATTCTGTTCATCAAGCCAATCCGTAAGCCACTGGCGAGCGGTGTCATCTCCGCCGTAAAGCTCAAACCCGTTGCTTATGGCAAGATTAACCGTGACATCGATTGCTGCTTTAATGTACGGAGTAAAATTGTATAAATCCTTGTACTTCGGAAGGTCCTCAATCGGAACGGCTCCCCAGACACGTTCCCAAACAGCAGAGTAAGGCGGCGTAACGAAGCCGGCGCCGCTGCCTTTAAGCATGTACTTTGAAACGTAGCCCCACAGCTGATTGTCTTTTTCCCAAGTAACGGGAATTTCGTCTTTAATCTGCTGCTTACTGATCTCGGGCGGCACATTTCTCTGAGCAACAAACCTGTTTTTTACGGCTTGAAATTCTTTACGCAGTTTTTCAGTGAAACTCATAATTTATCACCTTTAATGCTGAAGCATGACAGCACCCTTACCGGGCAGAGGCGCTTGCACAGCACCATACACAGCCAAAGCCATGCTCCAGAAAACGTCATCATGCCCACCCTCAGGATGGCTAAAGCGCAGGTGTCCAGTTTTCATAAGTTCATATTTTTCAATGTTCAATTCAGCCGTTAAATCGATATCTTCAAGCTTCCTAGCGGGAACGTAGGGAATTTTGATTTCAGTATTTCGCATTTTTTCGCGCAGAATTGTAGCCATCTCCTCTTTAGACTGAACTGTGAAGGTTACTCCGGTTACACCTTGGATTCCGCTATGAACCATGTCTTCAACAACATAGTTACCAACGCCCGTGACGTCGCCGTATACTGATCTGATCGTTCTCCAACGATCTTGCAGGCTCTTAACGTAGCCGATAACACTGGCGTATTCAGTATGCAATGGAAAACGGTGAACATGAATTACCCGCAACATGGAGCCTTGCTTCTCGACCAATAGGACAACGCTGAAGTCTTGTTCTTTTCCAAAGTCAACGCCCGCATAAAACTCGCCTTGGGGCTGAGCTTGAAAATCATAAGGTGCCAGTTGGCTGTCGATGCAGCTGACGATTAGGCTCTGAGTTAACCAGGCGTCAACGTCTTCCACGAATTCAGCCATAAACTCCCGCTGGAAACGTTCAAACGGCAGTTGACTGCGCATTTCGTCGATGAAGCTTTGTTTGATTAGGCCGCTTTTGACGACTTCTTCGCAGGTTATGGTGTGCTTGCTGAATTCAGGCGCTTGGCACATACGATAATAGACGCTGTCTTTGCTCCAGGGGGTGCTGCTGGCGATTAATGCGCCATCTGTGGTGCTAAGCATGGGATAGAGGACATTATAGAAAACAAGCTTGTCATCCTTAAAGAATGCACTTTCATCGGTAATGACTTGGCTAGCCGAGTACCCTCTTAGGAGCTGGGGACTGTTGGGCAAGGCGATGATTCGGCTACCATTTTTGAAGCGAACGGTCGTACGCTGCAACTTCTCAACAAGCGCCTGCCTCCTCTCTTTGGGAAGCTCACCTAAAAAATCTCCGATGCGGTCAGACATAATCATGCTTTGGCGGAGGGTAGGAGCCACAATCAAGGTCAACGTCTTCGGGTAGGCGCATGCGAACCAAATCGCCCGCAAAGCAATGCAGGTAGTTTTACCCGCTTGCCTGCTCCACCGTACCGCAACACGTTTGCTCTTGTCCCGGAGAAGGCTAGCCTGATACTCTTTGACCTGAAACCCAAAAAATTCTCGCGCGAAAACAACAGGATCTTCAGGCACAGTAATGCTCAGGGGAGCTGTTTCAGGTGCCTTCTGACTGTCTTGGTGACTCGCTACCAGCAACCGCCGTAACCGTGACCGCTGCAGCTGTTTTATTGAGCATCGCCTCCAACTTGTCTAAGTCTTGGTCAATTTGTCGTTCATCGATTCCCTTGGCAATG